TTCGTGACTTTATTTCCAAACTTACTGAGTCTGAGATGTCTTTTGAGGATGAAGCGAGAGCTACTCGCTTCGTGTTGAATGCGAAAAAATATCCTCCGCACTGGATATCTTCTATTGTTAGTCAATTATCTAAAGATAAAGGTGACCGTGATTTGTTCAAACGAATGAGTGAACTTACTGTTATGCAAAATAGACGAAAGAAGGGTTCTTTCGCTACTTATGCTGAAGTTAAGAAGAGCAAGTCTTCTAATAATAACGTTTATGCTCCTACTTCTGTTCAGAAAGGTAACAAGCGAGTTGCTGAAATTTGGCGTGTTCCTTGGTATAGAGTTAAAGAATTTCCTGCTAAGCCAGAACCCTTTTTAGTTAAAGGTTCCTCTGGACGTTTAGAAGTTCGTGGTTTTTCTCCGGCTGCATTTAGGCGATGGGGCCGAGGCGAATGTACTAGATTATCCTCCCAATTGCGACGAAAGTCTCAGTTTATATCTGGTAACCACGCTGCTGAAACTTTGTGGTATATGACTCGATTTAATGGACGGCAGCATGATCTGCTACCGCTAATGGCTTCTGCTCGTTTTTATGTTGAAGATCATTCTCAGGAAGAGCGTAGGCAAGGATTAATACGTGCTCGAACTAATGGCTTTGTTGTTCATGGACATTTTATAGAAACTCTCGATCAGTTACATGATTGGGCTCCTTTATTTGTTCGTGATAAACCTCTTTTTCGTACTATGTGTAAGCATTATTCAGATCTTATGCGGACTGGAAAGTCTAGCATTGAAGTTCCTCGTGTTCAGCGAACGATAGATTTGAAATTTAATTTAGCTCCTGAAGTTGAGATAGCTTCAGTTCCTGATTATGCGCGTGAAGGTTCTCCTATTGTTGTTTCTGAGCCGGAGCAACGACATTATTTGAATGCTCTTTCTAAGCCTTGGTTTCCGAAAGGTTATGAAGGTTTTAAGATTATTCCTGATAAGGACCCAATTCCTTTTGAAAGACGTTTGGAATTGGCTGGTTTAGCTCCTGTTGTTATGAATGAATATCAAGGAATTAATCATTCCAAACCTGTGATTTTAGAACATCATGTTAATAGAGATAGTGTTGCTGAAGCGGCTAACACTTTGATGGGCTCAGTTGCTACTTCTGCTGTTAATAAGTTTCTTCGACCTACTGTCCAAGTTGCTTCATTTTTGGTAAATTTCTTTGCTTCTACTAGCTGGCAGCAAATGATTGCGGCTTTGATGCAATTCGTTTCTGGTAATGATCTGGCATGGACGTACTGTTTTTCTCGAATACAGTTGACGTCCACTCAGTATCAAGGTGATGGTGTTTTTGAATCCATAGCTAAGACTGGTATGGACTTCCTCTCTGAAGGTCTATCTCATTTGTGGGAGGCCTTAGTTGGTGCTGGTATTTTTTCTCTGGTGCAGATGGCTATGAGAGAAGCTGCTGACTACGTTTGTGAACCTATTAAAGATCTCATTATGCATGCTCGTCTGGCGGTAAATCGTCGTATGGGTATGTCTATTGCAGAGTCAGTTATAGATGCAATTAAGTCGATCTTACATCGTTTGAATTTGTGTTGGACTACTAAGAGTCTAGCTCCTTTGTGGGGGG